AACTGGACGGAATTACCTTTTCAAAGTGGAGAGCAGAATCAATAAAAGGATATGGGAATGCCATAGTCCCACAGGTGGCATTTGAAATATTTAAAGCATTAGAAAAATTATGATAGACTATTATGTATCATATCTCAAAGAAAGAAAGCAAGTGAGATATTTAGAAAACAAAATTGATTTGATAGAAAGAAACTATCAAAAAGAAATAGAACGATTAAAACAAATGATTATAAACCCAATAAATAAGATGAATAAAAACGAAGATTTAGTATATATTTTGCAACGTGTATGTGATGTAACTGGAATAATGCCTCATGATGTTTTTGCAAATACACGAAAGCGTGAAATAGTTATAGCACGTCAATTATTTTGTTATGTTGCAATGACACATTATACATACACTTGGGTGTCAATTGGAAAGTTTTTGAATCGTGACCATAGCACTATTATTCATAGCGTTAAAACTTATTCAGATTACATACAAATGGGTTACAAACAAGAGGTTAAATTCTATGAACAAACCAAAACTGCGTTATCAATTAGTGATGGAGAAAAATAAATATCAAGAAGTTTGGTGTTTAAATTCAGATGAAGAAGTTGAGTACTATAAAAAAAAGTTAGAAAAAAAGAAATATAAATTTGTAGAATTGAAAAAAATTTAGTAATATTTGCACATCAAAGACAAAATACTAATAGAAGTTGCAACGTCAGATTGGCTTTATAAAGCGAGTAAAACGGTATCGCCTTATCACTTTGACGATTTAGCCCAACATATTTTATTAGTACTTTGTGAAATGAGTGAAGAAAAACTTCTAAAAATATACAATGAAGGATATTTAAAACTATTTTGCATTAAAGTTATGTGGAAGCAAAGCACATCACCACGCCAACAATTTTTTAAACAAATGCAAAGTTGTGGGTTATTTGATGTAGATAGTTTTGAAATTGAATTTTTGGATACATTAGAAGAAAAAATAGAACAAGAAGAACAACTACAACGCATTGAGAAGATAGTAGGTCAAAATAGATGGTATGAAAGAGAAATATTTAGATTATGGTCTTCGGGTGAATCTGCACGGTCAATCCATAGGCAAACTAAAATATCATTGCGTGAAGTTTTAAACGTAATAAAAACAATAAAAAGACAGATAAATGAAAGCAATTAACACAATTTTAAAAATATCGATTATCTTTTGCATTGGTTTTGCATTGGGTAGATTAATTAATTCAAAAGTTTTGATAAAACAAAAAAACGAAATTATAACTTTAAAACGACAACTTACAAATGAATATACTAATAGATATTATCGGAATAACGTGCTTCGCTATGATACTTTCGACTGTGATAGCACCACAACTAAAACTAAAAACTAAACCTTTTAATTGTGAAAGTTGCACATCATTTTGGCTTGGTCTTGGATATTTTTCTACATTTGGAATATATGCCATTTTACCAGCGTCAATATGTTATGTGTTAGCGTATAAAATATATAGATTATGACAAACGAACAAATAAATTACATTTTATCAGTTGAGAAATACTTAACTGGATTTAGAAAAACAATGGTAATGAGAATGCCAAGTGAAGATGAAGTAAAAGTACGACAAATACACGTTGATGTTTTTGGACACGCTATTCCAATGTGTGGCAGTTGCTTTGTAGACTCTTTGACATCTTTAATTATCAAAGCCCGTTATGAGCAAGAAAGTAAAATTCCAACACTTGACGAAGTCATTGATAATAGTTTGGTATTGGCTCAACTTGCAGATGACGAACAAAAACCACGAAGGAAAAGAAAGTGATTGCAATTTTATTTGCCCAATGGATCGCAGAAAATCATTATCATTTGTATAATGTTGAAGATGAAGTGTATTATTGGCGAAATGAAAACAATATCAAAACAACTACACAACTTTATTTAGAATGGAATAAAACACAATGAAGAAATATACAAAAACATATTTAGAATATTTTGGTTATGATATTTCATCATGGATTCCTTGCGAAATTTGTGGTAAACTTGCTGTTGATATTCATCACATTGAAAATAGAAAAAGTGGCGGAAGTAAATTAAAAGATAATATTGAAAACCTTATGGCAATTTGTCGAGAAGACCATTATTTATACGGTGATAAGAAACAATATAAAGAGTTTTTAAAAGAGTTACATTTAAATTTTATGAAATACAATGGCAAATAGTTTTGGTGGTACTTGGAGTGATGAGAAATGTTTTGAATGGGAACTACTAAATAATATCTCATTAGAAAATCAATCATTCGTTAACTTATACAATAGCACAGCAAGAGAAATCTGCAAAGTAATTCAATTTGATACATTCGCTGATATTGGTGGTGGGGTAGGTGCTTATTCACTTGCAATGAAGAATTTAAATAAACAAGTCTATTACTATGATTTAAATAAACATCATTTCGACTATGCACGAAAACACGATGTTGCACATTATTATCACCAAACTGATATCACGCAAAACAAAATTAAACACGATTTGGTCGCTTGTATAGAAGTAATGGAACACATAACCGATAGCAAACTAAACGACTTATTAAGCAATGTAGATTGTAAATATTTTCACTTTAGTAGTACACCACATTTAACAGATTTTGACGAAGAATGGGGACATATTAACGTGAAACAAGAGCATGAGTGGATAGCATTATTTGAACAACACAACTTTAAACTTTTAACAAAAATGAATTTACCCACATCGTGTAGTTTATTATTTGAAAAAATATGAATATACAAGTAGCAAAAATAAAAGACATCAAATCAAATCCAAATAACCCAAGAGTTATTAAAGATGATAAGTTTCACAAATTATGTGAATCAATAAAAGCATTTCCTAAAATGTTAGAATTACGACCTATTGTTGTAAATGATGAAATGATTGTTTTAGGCGGTAATATGCGATTAAAAGCATTAAAGCATTTAGGGTTAACAGAAGCACCAATTATAAAAGCGTCTGAACTTACAGATGAACAACAAAGGCAATTCATAATAAAAGATAATGCTGGGTTTGGTGAATGGGATTGGGATATGTTAGCCAATGAATGGAATGTTGAAGAACTTGAACAATGGGGAATTGATGTACCAGCATTTGCACAAATTGAATTAGAAGCCCAAGAAGATGAATTTGAAGTTCCTGAAGATGGAATTGAAACGGATATTGTAATAGGGGATTTATTTGAGATAGGCGAACACCGATTGTTGTGTGGTGATTCAACGGATAGTGATGCGGTTGCAAGGTTGATGAATGGAGAGAAAGCGGATATGGTATTTACTGATCCACCTTATGGAGTTGCTATAAATAATTCAAACGGTAAAATATTAGGAGATGAAGATTTACAAGTTTTTGATGAATGTTTACCTAATATAGAATTATTCTCAAAAGAAGATAGTCATATTTATATTTATTTTGGAGTTCAATTTATTTCAGAATGTGTATCAAAAATTAAACAATATTTTAAACAAACAAATATTTTAATACAAAGGATTACACACGAAAACAAACCAAGTCCAAAAGGTTATTTTAAAAACAATTATGAAGTTTGTTACTTTTCAAATAAAAGCGGTAAGGATTTTAATAGTGGGATTTTAGAAGTTTCAGAAAGCACAAAGAATGATAGTAGATATAATGGAGATGGCTTCTTAGATACTTATTTAGCATTGAATGAAATAAAATCAACCGAACACAACGCTAAATCAATACATCCTACTCAAAAGACTATTGAAATATGTAGTTTTTATCAAAAGGTTAGTTCTAAAATAAACGATTTAATACTTGATTTGTTTTTAGGCAGTGGCTCAACAATGGTTGCATCACACCAACTTAAACGCAAATGTTACGGAATGGAACTTGACCCAAAATATTGCCAAGTTATTATTGACAGAATGAAAAAAATAGATAGTACTTTGGTAATTAAACGCAATGGAATTGTAATTTAAAAAAAGCACAATAATAGCACAATGGCAAAAAAAGACATCGAAAAATATCAAATACAAAAAGGTCAAGTATTAAACCCCAAAGGCAGACCTAAAAAATATGTAACTTTGTTGAAAGAACAAGGCTATAAACTATCTGAAGTAAACGACACAATACAAGTTATGATGGCAATGGATTTAGAAGAACTTAAATCAGTATGGGAAAACCCAAAAGCAACTATACTTGAAAAAACAATTGCCAACGCTATGCGTAAAAGTTTAGAAAAGGGAAGTTTATATTCACTTGAAACTTTAATGAATAGGGTATATGGCAAACCAAAAGAGACAGTTGACAATAACATTAAAACAGAAGAACCAATAACAATAACATTAAACTTAAAACAATGACAGAAACAATTTATCTCGGCAACGGATGGGAAAATGAGTACGGAACAAATGTAACCATCAACATTGAAAAACTAAATCAAGCCATTGCATCAGGCAAACTTGAAGTGAACAAATACGGTGACGTAAAATTACGAGTTGGCAAATTGAAATCTCAAAATGAGAAATCAAAAGCGACTCATTATGTGGCAGTACCTAAACCCAAAAACGATTTGCCATTCTAATGGAATCACTCAAAAGGATGATAAATGCCTACATTGATTTATCACCACAAATGAAATACCAAATAATTAAAGACATAGAATTTATGAAAGTTTCGTGGAGACTAACAGCAGAACAAAGACCAAGCGATGACAGACCAGTTTTAACCAGCGACAATTTAGTGGCATATTTTGACGATGACATTTGGTATGACTATCAAACGGATATCGTTATAAAAACGCCTATATATTGGATGCACATACCTTTGTTACCAAACGAATGAGAATATTAGTTTTAATGGATAGTGCAAGTGGGGTAAGTTTTCACAGATTATTTACCCCTTATGCACGTCTACAATCGACACACGATGTCACAGTAGAAGTAAGTCAAACCCCAAACACTTGGGTAAATATCGACTTTCAAAAGTACGATGTCGTTGTATTTAATAGATGGCTATCGGTTGCACAATATAACATATTTGAGATTCTAAATAAGTTAGATATTCCGTTCATTTGTGACGTTGACGATTACTGGGTAGTTCCAAAATCGAACCCAGCATATCAAATGTACAAAAAGATAATCAAAAACGCTTGTAAAGATGCTATTCATAACGCAACACACATCACAACGTCTACAAGTATACTTGAATCCAAGATACACGAAATAAACACAAATACAACAGTTTTACCAAATGCACTTGATTTAAGTCAAAACCAATGGAATGAAGCAAAACGAGTAAATGAAAAACTTACAATTGGTTGGGTTGGTGGTATTACACATTTAGAAGATTTAAAACAAGTAGGTGAAAGCGTGAAAGAATTTTGTGAGCAAAAAGACGCAATCTTTTATATGGCTGGTTATCACCCCGAGCATCGAGAATGGCAACTTTGTGAAAAGGCAATAACTGGAAAACCTATCGACCAACGCCCCGAATGGTTTAAAACTATTAGAGGCACAACGCCAACCGATTACGGAAGTGCATATTCGTTATTTGATTTTTGTATTGCACCTTTGCAACAAACTAATTTCAATCAGTATAAATCGGAATTAAAAATTGTTGAAGCAGCAGCATATCGACTACCTATCATTGTATCAGATGTCAATCCATATTCACTACACCATAAAAACAAGGGCGTTTTATTTGCTTCAAACGAAAACGAGTGGTTTGATATGCTTTGTTCTGTATCTCAATTAGATGGGCAATTAAACTTTGATTACTGCAACGAATTTCATAACTTGGATATAATTAACCAAAAAAGATTTAAATTGCTTAAATCACTATGCAAATAGTTTATAATCGTCCTTTTGTTACTAACTACCAACGTGAAATATTAGACGCTGAAGAACGCTATACAATAACGGCAGCAGCGACGAAGTGTGGTAAAACTGCAAGTCATATTATTTGGATTTTTGAACAAGCGTTAAAGTTAAAAGAAAATCAAAGTGTATGGTGGGTTGCACCAGTTTACCAACAAGCCGAGATAGCATTTAGAAGAATGAAAACGCAAGTAACTGAAAAGGACTTTTTTATTTCAAACGAAAGTAAACTAACATTGACTTTACCAAATGGTGCGAGAATAGAATTTAAATCGGGTGAAAAATCTGACAACTTGTACGGTGACGATGTTTACGCAGCAGTAATTGACGAGGCAAGTCGTATGCGTGAAGAATCTTGGTTCGCTTTACGTTCTACATTAACGGCAACAAAAGGCAAATGCAAACTTATTGGAAACGTAAAAGGGAAAAAGAATTGGTTTTATAAACTTGGTGAACGTGCAAGAGTAGGTGAAAAAGATTATAAGTTCTTTAAAATTACGGCTTATGACGCTGCAAAAGAAGGCATCATTGAACTTGATGAGATTGAACAAGCCAAAAGAGATTTGCCTGAACACGTTTTTAATGAACTTTATCTTGCAGAACCTGGAGACGATAAATCAAATCCATTCGGAATAGATAATATTCGCAGATGTTACGCACCAATTTCGGATAAAACACCCATTGCGTTCGGAATAGATTTAGCAAAATACACCGACTGGACTGTGATAACTGGTTTAGATAGTGAAAATCGTGTATGTTATTTAGATAGATTTCAAAACGATTGGCAACAAACAATGACAAAGATTCAGAATTTAGTAGGTCGTACACCAGCGTACGTTGATAGTACTGGAATAGGTGATCCGATTGTAGAAAACTTGCAACGTATTTTGCCAAATATTCACGGCTTTAAATTTACATCACAAAGCAAACAACAACTTATAGAAGGATTAATTTACGAAGTTCAACACACACAAATATTTTTCCCTGAAAATCCAATCGGTTACGAAATGGAGAATTTCGAGTATGAATATACACGTACTGGAGTAAAATATACAGCACCACAAGGGTTGCACGATGACTGCGTTATGTCGTTGGCATTGGCAATTGATTGTAAAAAACACAATAAAAAAGGAGTATTCGCATTCGCATGATAACAATAAAAGACATACAAGAACTAAAAGAGATTGAGCATTTTCCAACACTTGAAAAAGCCATTCACACCATTTGTATTTTAGATAAAAAAGAAATTGATGATGTAGAACAAATGAAGGTAAAAGATTTGTTTAAACGCTTCAATGAATTAACCGATAAATTGCAATTCAAAGATGAGATTCAATTGAAATTTAAAGTCAAAGGTAGAAGATTCAGAATGATACCAAATGCAACACAGATGCAAGGTCAACATTTTATCGCATTGCAACAATATGATATGAAAGATGTTGTGACAAACCTTCACGAAATTATGGCTTTACTATCTGAAGAAGTCGATATATTTGGAAAACCTAAAAAAATCAAACACATTGGAAAACACTTTGAAGAAGTGAGCAAATTATTTTTAGATATGCCGTATCAAATTGCTCATGGTTATTCGCTTTTTTTTTCTCTTCTTTATCCGAAATTGTTAGACGCTACCCAAACTTATTTGAGTCAGATGGTGAAGAAGTTGCAAGACCAAGCAATCCAATACAAGGATGGTTTGAACTTGTAGATAAAATATGCAATGGTAGACGTGAACAATGGGACTATATTTTGCAAATGCCATTGATAGAATTTCTCAACACAGTCGGATTTTATACGAGTAAAGTGAAAGAATTTAACAAAGAATTAAAAAAATGTCAAACTTTTGAAAGTGCAGTACTTTGTTATTTATCAAATTTAGTTTAGATTTGTAGAAGTTCTTTCACTCAATACCTGTGCTTTTAGCCCTCATAGCCTAAACCAACTATGGGGGTTTTTTAATTAGTCAGATGGCGAAAGGTTAGGGATTTCCATAACGTGGTAGACGCTGTTAGCTAAATATAACGATTCAGGATTAGCCCTCTAACCATTGAGTGCCTGAAATATAGGTTCGAATCCTATTCTGACTGCAACAAAGCAACAATATTTACTATTTGCTAATATATAATTGTGAGCATAACAGTACACCAAAAACCTGACAATAACACACCAGCATACAATGATATAAATTTCGTTGTAAGTGAAGGTTCTGCATATACTAATAACAATTTTAAATTCATTGCAGACGTATTTCAAGGTACAACAAGAATTGCACGTTTAAAAGCACCTATATACCCGAATAGCACAAACAAAGGGGTATTTAACATTGGACGTTTAATTGAAAACTTTGTAACTTTAGATTGGAATATTAACGACACAGCACCAAGTGGATGTCCGAATAGTTACATTGGCTATAAGGTTAACTTTGGGTATGAGTATTCAACGGGTTCAACATCGCCAATTATCGAAGTAACTGGAAGTTCAAACGTTACGGGATTGACTGCTTATAACATGGCTTTAAATCCTATTGATTTTGTGTCGTACGATGAAGCACAATATTTAAATACATCAAACACGGCTAAATTTTTGACATCGATAAGGTCAAAGACGATATATTCTGACCAAAAAGATTGGTTATACTTTTGGCGTGGCAATGCTGGGAGTGTTGAGATAACAAGTTACCCAAGTGCAACCACACAAATTATACTTTTGAGTAGTATAACGGATTCAGTTATTCGTGTACCTATCATTCCGACAAGTGGTTCAACATATATGGAAGTTGTAACGAAAGGGACTGGTGGTGCAAAATCAGAAACATATACATTTTACATAAAAAATGAGTGTACAAAATACGCCAATAATGACGTTTATTTCCTCAATCGACTTGGGGGGGTTGAATCATTTAGGTTTAATAGGGTGCGAAAAGATAACTTTTCTATTGCGAGAAAACAATACAGAGAAAACGCATACAGACTTAACGGTACAAACTACGGCTATCAAACCGAATCACAAAATAATACAAATTACTACACAGAATCTACGCAAAAGATAACATTAAATAGCGATTGGATAACAGAAGATGAAAGCGTATGGCTCAAAGAACTTGTAATGTCACCAAATATTTGGATAATGGATAACGGAGTTTTGAAGGCTATGAACATCACGTCAACTGATTACGCTATAAAAACCACATTGAATGATAAGTTATTCAATTTGACTATTGAATGTGAAATGTCTTTTGTAGATAAGGTGCAACGCTTATGATAAATTTATTCGTAAATGAAACGCTTGTCGACTTGTCGCAAGATTTTGACTTGCTTATTACTCGTTCAATTGCAGATATTAAAAACCCCGAACAACGTTCAAGCGACTGGAGTAAAACGATAACCATTCCAGGAACAAAAACAAATAACATTTTATTCGGGAATATCTTTGAAGTATCACACACGGTTTTATCAAACGGGCAATTTGTACCGAACTTTAACCCGAACAAAAAGGCGAACGTTTTGGTTTTAGTTGACGGGTTAGAACAATTACGTGGGTTTATTCGCATGATTCAAATTAACGTCTTAGACAAAGAATTAATTGAATATGAATGCTCACTACATGGACAAACTGCGGATTTGTTTACAACGCTTGGAAATGCAAAATTAAGCGAGTTAAATTTTGATGAATACAATCATACTTTAACAACAACAAACGTTACAAATTCGTGGGATACGTCTATCATTAAAAATGGTAGTTCACAATCATTTGCATATGGCGAAGGTTATGTATATGCTCAAATGCTCAATAAATATGGCAGTCAGAATAGTAATACTGACCAATGGCGAGTAGATGATCATGTACCTTGTTTATATGCAAAAACTATAGTTGACAAAATAATGTCAAATGTAGGATATGAATATACGAGTGATTCATTTTTCAATACAGATAGATTTAAGCGTTTAGTTATTCCATATAACAACTATGGTTTTGAGGCAGACGAAACATCTGTACAATCACGTTTATTTCAAGCACAATTAAGCACAACACAAACAATTGTAACTCCAGTATCATTTTCTGTAACACCTACAACATTACCATTTAATAATGATTCAACTGGTGGCAACTTTGACAATGGTGGGAATTACAATACAAGTACATATAAATATGTTTCACCAATTAGTGCAACGTTTAATTTTTTTATAAGTTTACAAGCCAATTTCACATCAACATCAACATTATCAAACATTGGAACATCAATGTGTTTTGTTGTGTACAAAAATGGTGCATATTATAAACAATTTTATATTCAATCAACGAACATAAGTACAAATAATTGGTCTTTTGATGGTATAGGCAATACTGAAGTTACTTGTTTAGTAGGCGATGAAATACAAATAAAATATTTTTATACAACAAATGGGTCTTTATTTATACCAGGAACGGCAGATATTTTGTCAACTACACAAATTTATAATCATGTTTCTGCGTTAACATTTGCATATAATAACCCTTTAGACTTTGCAACTTTCTTTGCTGGTGACTACACTCAAAAAGATTTACTTTTAAACTTTGTCAAAATGTTCAATTTATACATTGAGCAAGACAAAGACAATATTAAAAAGTTACGATTTGTCCCACGTGATGAATTTTACAACGGAACTGTTCAAGATTGGTCAACAAAATTAGACTATTCGCAAAACGTTAATATTGTGCCAATGGGTGACCTTGAGGCAAACCCTTATGTGTTTACTTACAAAGAAGGTGATGACAATAGAAACAAAGAATACAAACAAAGCACGTCAAGAATTTACGGGGACAGAACTATACGAATAGATAACGATTTTGTAAAGCAAGAAAAGAAAATAGAAATTACTTTCTCGCCTACAATGATGTCACAAGAAGGGTCAAGATATTATTCATATATTTTGAATAGCAATAATGACAAAGGACAATTAAGATGCTTGTATTTTGGTGGCGTTAAGACTACATCTGCATATGAAGTGTACAACACAACGGTAACTAATACGCCTAATTTTACTAAATATCCGTTAGTTTTACATATTGACGATGTCGATAATATGCAATTTGACTTGAATTTCGGGCTACCTGAATACGTCAACACATCATTAGGACTAAAATATAGCAATCAAAATCTTGTAAATACATACTATTACAAAACTATTCGTGAAATAACTGATAAAAATAGCAAAGTTTTCAAGGGATATTTTAGAATAAATCCATACACTTGGTACAATATTCGATTCAATGACCTTTATTTCTTTGAAAATCAGTACTGGCGTTTAAATAAAATAAGCGATTACAACCCTTTACAAGATGGTGTTTATTTATGTGAGTTCCTTTTATTGACTTATTACGAACCAATTATCACAAAAACTGCGAATGTAGGTACTGGGGTATTGGACTATTTCGACAATCGTTTCCCTTTTGGAAAACCATTGGGAAATACTGGTGGAACAAATGGTGGAATAAACATCGGTGATAGTGGTTTAGATTCAAAAGACAATATCATTATCGGTAATGGCAACGTTTCGAGTGGTAAATTTGCAACGTCAATAATAGGGGGAACTGGTGTAAATATTCCACCTACATTTGAGTATGTAACTACGATAAATTGCACAGACTACACAATAGAAGAAAGCAACCGAGTTTATATAGAAAATTACCCAGTTGTTGGGGCTTGGTTAAGTGGTGGGAAAATCATTGAATTAGATAATACTGATTCACCTTATACGGCATTATATGATGATTATTTAATGGTATGCGATAATAGTGTTGATGATGTAGATGTAGTTTTACCAAATCCATCAACCAACAAAGGCAAAGTATTCGTATTCAAAAAACTTGGTTCAAATCATCATATCAATGTTACGGCTGGTGACGGTTCAATATATATTGATGATGCATTAACATATCAACTTTCAAACGACAAACAATCGGCTCACTTAATTTCATCAGGTTCAAAATATTACGTTATAGTTCCATAAAATGGCAAAATCAACAGCAGCAATAGAAATTGAAGTGCTACCAAAGGGTAGTGCAGACACAACGGTCAAAAACTTTAAACAGCAGTTACGTGAAGCAAAAATTGAGGCTCAACAAATGGTGGCTCAATTTGGTGAGTTTAGTAACGAGGCATTACAAGCCCAACAAAAAGTTGCAAATCTTGCCGACCAAATGGACGATTTCAACGACAGAGTAAAAGCGTTGAACCCTGATAAATTCGCACGAGTTCAAACCGTTGTGAGTGGAATAGCAAATGGTTTTAGTGCTGCTCAAGGTGCAATGGCGTTGTTTGGTAGCGAAAGTGAGGATTTACAAAAGACACTTGTAAAAGTTCAAGGGGCAATGGCACTTTCACAAGGACTTGCTGGGTTAGGTGCAGTACAACAGCAATTTGTGACTTTGTATAAAACAATAAGTGGTTCGGTATTAACGGCTATTCGTGGATTTGGAACTACTTTAAAGTCTACATTGATTGCAACTGGATTAGGTGCGTTTATTGTACTATTGGGAACAATGGTTGCCTATTGGGATGAAATCAAAGCAGCAGTAAGTGGTGTAACTGGTGAACAAAAAAAGAATCTTGAAACTGCACAAAAAGGAGTAAAAGCAGAAGAAGGTAAACTTGAAACTTTAAATTCACAAGATAACATATTAAAGCAACAAGGGAAAACTGAAGAGCAAATTTTAAAGTTGAAGATTGCACAAACAAAAGCGGTAATCACTCAACTTGAAAACCAAATTACAGCACAAGAACAAATAAAGAAAACGCAAGTTGAAACGGCAAAACGAAACCAAGAGATTCTTCAGAATATCATTAGAATTATTACTTTGCCTTTGACATTGATTTTAAAACAAGTTGATGCAATTGGTAAAACATTGGGAAAAAACTTTAAACTTGAAGAAACTTTTAGTGGCGGTTTAGCAAAGTTAGTTTTTGACCCTGAAGAAGTATCTCAAGAAGCAGACAAAGGAATTGAAGAAACTAAAAAACAACTTTTAAAAGCAAAGAACGAAGTTGCTGGTTATGAATTGCAAGTTAAAGAAATACGCAAAAAAGGTGCAGAAACACGAAAGGCACAACAAGACGAAGAATATAGAAATAGATTAGCACGTGAAGCAGAACTTGCATCTATTAACGCACAATCAATCGAAGAACAAGTAATCGCTGCAGACAAACAATTTAAAACAAGAATTGCAGATTTAAAAAAACAAGGTTACACAGAAGTTGAAATAAACAAGTTAAGAGATGCAGCACTTGAAAAGGTTCGTGAAGATTACGCTGAAAAGTTAAAGTCGGATAATGAAAAATTACTTGCAACACAAAAAGCGGACACAGAAGCAGCGACACAAAATCTTTTAAAGTTTTACGATGACTATTATAATGAGCAAATTTTAAAGGCAAAGCAAAGCGGAAAAACACAAGAAGAAATTGCAAAAGATGTTGCATTAATAGAAATTCAAAATCTTGAAGCGAAAATAAACGCTTTAGAAGAAACTGGCGATTCAACAATAGAACTTGAAAATCAACTTTTTGAAAGACGCAAAGCGATAAAGGACAAAGAAAAGGAAGAAGATATTGCACGAGAAAAAGCAAAACAAGAAGCAATATTTAGCCTTGCTTCCAATAGTCTAAACGCTTTATCTGCATTAAACGAGGCATTTGCTGGAGATACAGAAGAATCACAAAAAAGAGCATTTGAAATTGACAAAGGTTTGAAGTATGCTCAGACTATTATGTCAACAATTCAAGGTACTCAAGAAGCATTTACAACAGCAAATAAATCACCATTGACAGCAGTTTTCCCAGCATATCCATATATTCAAGCAGGTACGGCACTTGCATTTGGATTGGCTAACTTAAAAAAGATTTCTGATACTAAATTTCAAAGCAAATCAACACCAAGTAACGCTACTGGCAATCGTGCTGGTGGTGGTGGAGTTCAACAAATGGCAGCACCAAGAGCATCTGCACTACCAACAAATGAAGCATTGACACAAGAAAGAAAAGTGTATGTAACAGAAGGTGATATTTCACGCACACAAAGACGTGTTTCTAATAATCAAAGTGTGAGTGTGGTAGAATAACGCAACAATTTAACTTTAAAACTAATATATAGAAATGTTACCTATTTATAAACTAACAATTTCAGAAGAGGATTTGGAAAGTGGTGTTGAGTTTATTTCACTTGTTGATAAACCAGCAATCGAAAAAGACTTTATGAAGTTTGATAAATTTGAATCTTTTGATGACTACCCTGAAGCAGCGAAATCAAACGCAGAACGTGGTATAAGATTGAACGAAGAATTAGGCAATAAATGTGCAACGCAAGTGGGTAAAGTAAGGGCACAACAAATTGCAAACGGTGAACCATTATCAGAAGAAACAATCAAACGCACTTATTCTTATTTGTCACGTGCAAAAGAATACTACAACCCTGACGATAAAGAAGCGTGTGGGACTATTTCATATCTATTGTGGGGTGGTGAAGAAATGCTTGGATGGTGTGAACGTAAAATGTCAACTTTTAAAAAGACTTTTGCAATACAAAATGAAGAAAAAAGGATTATTTCGGGTGCTGCAATGTTGGCTGATTTGCCAATTTATCGTCGTGATGATTCTCGTGGTGAATATTACGTGGTCTTTGATAAAGAAACTATATACAAAATCGCAAAGAAGTGGGCGTTAAATAACAAATATAACAGCGTAAATGTTGACCATAGAACAAAAATTGAAGGTTGCACATTGTTTGAAACATACCTTTTAGATTTTGAACGTGGTATAAATCCACCTATTGGGTTTGAAGATGCAAAAGATGGAAGTTGGTTTGTGTCTTACATTGTAGAAGATGACGCAATTTGGGCTAAATGTAAAGATGGAACTTGGAATGGATTTAGCGTTGAAGGTTACTTTGATTTTGTAGAACCAATGAGTGAAGATGACAAATTATTGGAAGACTTGAAATCATTGCTATCAAAGTGGAATGGCAAATAAAAAACGCAACAAAAAAAACATATAACTAATATAAATTAAAATGGACTCAAAAAGTTTAATTCAAGAAATCCGCTCAATGTTAAAATTTAACGATGAAGTGGTAAGCGTTGAAATGGCAAGTGCCGTTTTGACCGATGGAACTGTAATCAAATGGGAAGGTGAATTGGCAGTAGGTACTGCTATTTTGGTAGAAACTGCAGAAGGCGATATCCCAGCACCTGACGGAACACACGAAGTAGAAGGTGGAATGTTGGTTACAACCGTTGGTGGTGTTGTATCAGAAATTGTAGAACCATCAGAAGAAATTGAAGTTACAATTGAAGCATCTCAAGAATTTGCGACAATCGAAAAGTTCAACGAAGTAGTTACAAATTTAGAAAGCAAAATTGCTGAATTGACTGCACAATTTGAAAGTGTAGTTGCAAAACTTGAAAAGCAAAGTGAAGCATTTTCAAAAACCGTTGATTTGGTAGAAAGAGTTGCAAATCTTCCAAGTGCTGAACCAACAAAAGCACCTGAAGTATTGAGCAAAAAAGAACAGCAATTCGCAAATATTGTAAAATTAGCACAACAACTAAAAAATAAATAAAATGTCATTCGTAGTATCATCACTCACTAATTACACCAACGAACAAAGTACTAACCTTTTGTCAAAAGCGTTGTTCGGTGGTAAAACAGCACGTTTAATGTACGATGCTGGACAAGTTCAAGTAGGTATCAAATCTGCTGAAACTTTGAACATTCTCTCTTCTGATGTTTATTTTCAAAGCGATGCTTGTGGACTTACTCCATCAGGTTTAACAACATTCACACAAAGAACAATCACAGTAGGTAAAATTGCTGTTGAAGAAACTCTTTGTCCTAAAACTTTGGAATCAAAATGGATGCAAACACAAATTGCACCAGGTTCTGCTGAAGCACTTCCATTTGAAGAGCAAATTGGTAGCGAAAAAGCAGCAGTAATTGCTGAAAAATTGGAAATTGCTATTTGGCAAGGTACAACTGCAACATCTAACACCAACCCTAACACGAATAAATTTGATGGTTTTACAACTATCTTAACTGCACTTGGTTTCGGTGGTGCTGGTGACCCAGTACAAGGTAACACCATTTCTGCAACGTCTATTACTACATCTAACATTGATGACATTTTAGATGCTATCTACGCTGCTATTCCTTCAAGAATTGCAAGTAAAGAAAACTTAGTTTGTTTCTGCGGAATCGACACATATAAGAAGTACTTGGTTAACTTGAAAAACGCTAACTTGTATCATTATATGCCTGAAGCAGGTGTAATGGAAATGATAGTTCCAGGTACAAATATGAAGTTGATTGCTGTAGGTGGTTTGGATGGTACTGATAAATTAGTAGCGTCACACTTGACTAACTTCTTTGTAGGTACTGACCTTGCAAATGAAGAAGAACAATACAAATTTGTATTCGACCCAGTATCTGAAAACATATATTTCAAAGCAAAAATGAAATATGGTGTTCAATTGGCTTTCCCTGACGAAGTAGTTTATTTCACCCTTTAATTTAAATAAAGAATGGCTTGTTTAATTTCACAAAGTTTTGCCCTTGATTGCAAAGATGCAGTTGGGGGTGTTAAATCTATCTACTTGGTAAACTGGGCTAAAACTGGCTTTACAGTTGCAAGTGGTGAGGTTACAGCCACATCAGTAGCAAGTGGGGATGTTTATACTTATGACATCCCCAAAGCAACTGCATCAATGACTAACACTACCAACGTAAGTGTAGAAAACGGAACGGTTTATAACCAATGTGACGTTGCATTCAAATTGCGTAGATTGTCAACTACAAAGCGTAACGAGTTAAAATTATTGGCTCAAGGTCGTGTGTTCTGTATCGTAAAAACCAACAACGATGAGTATTGGTTGGTCGGTAAGGAAAGTGGTTGTGATGTTAGTTCAATGGTAGCAAATACTGGTGTTGCTTTCGGTGACTCAACTGGTTATGAAGTTACACTTCAGGCTATGGACATTGAGGCACCATACAAATTGCAAAGTTCAGTAGTTACTACTTTAGGACTTTAATTTCTGTCTTGTTTTCATATCTGTAAGGGGGTGGCGAAAGTCACCCTTTTTTTATTGTAACAAATCTAAATTATTGCTAATATAATATAATGTTGTTAATCACTAAAGGGGAAACAAAGAACTGGATTTTGACACTATCCGAAAAAGTTACAATAAGTAACCCTTATTTTTTGTTTTATTTGACGCATAGACAAACAAATAAGACGTATGCTTTTTTGAGTGATGACATTTCGACATTTACAGAAAGATATAATGAGTTTGTAATAGACGAAAACGACTATGATTTTTTTGAGGGTGAATATTTGTACCAAGTTTACGCACAAATATCAAGTTCAAATTTAAATCCAGCACTTGCAGATGAGTTAGTAGAAGAAGGTTTATTGAAAGTAGAATTAGAAAACACTCCTGAGGTATTTTATACACCGAGTTAATGGAAAAAATCATCACCATAACAACTAATAACAAGACTTATAACCCAAGTCAAACGCAAAAACAAACAAGTTTAAGCGTTGACGCTGTATCATACACTCCAAGTTTAACCGAAAAAATCATTGCAACGAGTTTTGATGGCTTTTTATTGAGCAATTTAAACGCATTTTTAACAACAAATAACGGAAATTTTATCACTTATGGCGAATAAAAAGTTTAGTGACTATGTAGTGGCGGGTGATAATATCACTTTAACGTACGATAATAACGCTGACACGGTAACTATTGACGCTGCTGGGAATGTCGATAGCGTAAATGGTCAAACGGGTGTTGTTGTTTTAACTAAAACTGATATTGGTTTAGGCAATGTCGACAATACAAGCGATGCAAACAAACCAATTTCAAGTGCAACACAAACGGCTTTAAATGCAAAACAAGATACACTTGTTTCGGGTACAAATATAAAGACCATAAATTCAAATAGTTTAGTTGGTAGTGGTGACGTTGTAATTGATAAGACGAGTGTTGGACTTGGAAACGTTACAAACGTAGACACTACAAACGCATCAAATATTTCAAGTGGTACATTAAGTGATTCTCGTTTATCTACCAACGTAACCACACAAGGGAACACATTTAACGTAGCCAATAAATTAGTTCAGTTAGATGCAAGTGCAAAGTTACCCGCAGTCGATGGTTCTCAACTTACAAATTTACCAAGTTTTACACCACCGAATGGATTGTTAAAACTTGCATCTGCAATAAGTACCACGCTACAAACGGTTACTGATTATTTAGGAAACGTAAGCGTTTTATTTTTAAATAGTAGACGTATCGGAATTGGGAAAGATACAAGCGTAACAACTCAAAGTGTTGCGGTTGTTGAGGTTCAAGACGCAAACACATCTATCGTATTAAAACCAAACGGAACTGGTGCTATTATTGCAAGTGTTCCTGATGGTACGGCTACGGGTGGGAATGCGAGGGGTTTGTATGCTATAGATTTAAATTTAAGAAGATCAGCAGCTACTCAAATAGCTCAAGGTACTGGATCTATCGCTATAGGTGGTAATAATACTTCAATAAACACACAATCAATAGCTATTGGATACAATAACACATCGGGGAATGCAGCATCTGGTTTTTCTGTAGCTATAGGTAATACCTGCAATGCTGCCCCTCAATACTCAGTAGTTATAGGAACTTCTTGTACTTCTATCGATAATGGAGGAATAGCTATAGGTAATACTAATTCTGCAGGTGGACAATCTGTTGCTATGGGTTCAAATGTTAGTGTAGGAGGATATTACGCTGTAGGATTAGGAAAAAGCAACACAGTAAGCTCTGATTACTCTACAGTCTCAGGCGGTCAATCCAACACAGCATCTACCAACACTCACGCTACTGTTGTGGGTGGGCAGAGTAATACGAGTAGTGGATTAAAATCTGTAGTAGGTGGAAATGGGAACACTACAAGTGGCGAAGCAAGTGTGTCTTTTGGAAGTGGAAACATAGCATCGGCAAGATTTTCGACAGCATTAGGAACATCCTCAAGAGCATATTTGTATAATCAGTTATCAGTGGGTGCAGTTGGTGCATCTTTTGGATTTAGTGGTGGTACATCACAATATTCTTTTCTTGTTGCATCTGCACAAAAAGTTTTAACAACTGCAAATACAGCATCTATAACATTAGATGGGGATGAAGGAAACTTAATCATTCCAAACGGCAACAACCGAGCATGGAATGTACAAATTGACACCATCGCTGTAGTAACTGCAATAACTGGCACAGCAACTGGAGTGAGTGTTGGAGATTGTTATAGAGAAACAAAACAACTATTATTTAAACGTATAGGCGGGACATCCTCAATAGTTGGCAGCGTAGACACTACAGCAATAAAATCAGACACATCAATGTCAACAGCATCACTTGCAGTAACTGCTGGAGCATCACAACAAATGGCACTAACATTCACAGCCCCTACTTTCGCTGGTGGAGGTTCGGTGACGTGTCGTGTCGTTTCTAAAGTTTCATTAGTAGAATGTGCTTATTAAAAAATTATGGCATTACAAATAAATACAACAATCACAACAGACGAAGGATTTGAAGTATCAAACGCTTTCGGCTATCTTAACATATTTATCCTTGCACCACAAAGCAACTGGGTTAATTTATCTTATTTTAAAAGTAAACAAGATTGGATTGATGGCAAAGCACCTTTAAACGTTAATACGCTACCTAACCAAGTGCAAACTGAGTTGACCGAAGATGAATTTTGGGGGCAATATCCTATAATGGTTATTCACGAAAAATGTAAGGCTAAAATAGAAGAAACAACGGGCGAAAATTCAGTAACTATTATACAATGACATTACCTGTAACTTTCAACGAATTTAAGAAAAACCCAATTGCAGCGGTTACATTCTGTATGCTTGTTGTTGTTGGGTATCTTTACTATGATTCTGAAAGCACAAAACAAAGCATTTTAAACAAATGCGAAAGTGACAATCAAAAAATGAGTGAACGACTTGAAATAATGGAACGCCAACAAAAACAAAGTGATAGTCTTTTGGCGGTATATTCATACGAGATTAAGTTTTATTTAAATGCTATTGAGGGGTATTCACAAACAATACAAAAATGAAATCATTTAACGACACGGCAGCAGATTCAAGCACAATTATAAGCGTAGTGAGTGCAGTTGCATCAGTAAGCACACAAGCACAACCAATAATTTCCGCACTTGCTGGAATCATTGCAATCATTTCGGGTACATTGGCTGCAATACACTACTTTAAACAAATAAGAAAATGAAAATATTTGAAATATTCAAAGGTGATAAAGGCGAATTTTCAAGCAAACGAATTATCGGAATCATTGGTGGTTTTGCTTTGATAGGTGCAATGCTTTATCACAATAGCGACAAATTAATAGAAAGTGTTGAATGGGTGACTATTCTCGCACTTGGTTTTACGTCTGTAGATAAATTCGGAAACAATGGAAAACAATAGATTTGCATTAGATAGACTTTCTTTTGCTGGTATATCTTTGCCAACATTTAAAGAAAATAAAACAAAGGGTTATACAACTTTTGGAGAGGACAATTTGTACCCTCAAAAATTGATTGACCTTTACAACAAATCACCAAAGCACAATGCTATTGTTAACCAAAAATCGTCTTACATTGCTGGTGATTCTTATGAGTTATTTGCAAGTGATACGTTGACCGAAGCAAAAGCATACGATAGACTAAGAAATATTAACGCTTTTGAAGATTACGAATCATTTAATAACAAGATTTCACAAGATTTTGAGTTATTCGATGGTTACTATATCGAAGTAATTTGGAATAAGGCGAAAACCGAGATTGCAGAGTTGTATCACTTGCCATTTCAGAATATACGTTTAGGAAAAGATTGTGCATACTATTCAGAGGACTGGTCAAATACTCGTGAAGCCGTAATTGAATATCCTTTATTCAATCCAACAACACGTGAAAATAAGCAAGTATATGCGTTTAAAATGTATCGGGCTGGTCAAGGAAAATACCCTTTACCTTCTTATATTGGTGCTTTAAAGTACATTGAAATTGACGTTGAAATTTCCAACTACTATTTAAGCAATATCAAAAACGGATTTTTTGCACAGACCGTGATTCAGATGTTTAAAGGACAACCTACACCTGAAGAAGCGAGAATGGCAAAAAAGAGGTTTAAGAAAAACTATCAAGGTGCAGAAGCCGAAGAAAGTGGCGGGTTAATTATTATGTACAATGAGCAGAATGAAAAACCCGCAGAAATCACCAACTTGCAACCATCTGATTTTGACAAACAATTTCAACAATTAAACGACCAAGTTCAAGAGGAAATATTTGTTGGTCACAGAGTAAGCAACCCAGTTATTTTTGGTATTGCAACACCAGGAGCATTGGGACAAAGAAACGAGATTATTGAGGGTTATGAATTATTTCAAACAAGTTATGTAGAACCACGTCAAAAAATTAAAGACGCTGCATTTAATAGCGTTTTTAAATATATGGCAGATGCTCAAATAAAAACTACTAATAAACCACCAATTGGACAAGATTACATTTTATTATTTGAAAAAGGTATTCTTGACAAAAACGAAGTTCGTAAGGAATTAGGTTTTAGTGTAGTTGAAGAAATTGCAATGTCTAAAAAACAAAGTGACGAAGATGTGTTAAAAATGTTTGCTGAATGTGGTGTAAGTAAGGATGAATATGAAGTATGCAAATTTGAGTTTGCAACTGCAAGTGAAACTGCCATTCTACAAATACTTAACGCAAATGAAGGAATCACCGTTGGTGAAATTGCAAAGTACGTTAACATTGACGCACAAAAAGTAATGGATGCAATCACTAAAATGATTGATGATGGTTTAATTAATAACGACAATGGCAAACTTTCAACATCGACAAAAGGTTCAAGAGAACTTGCAAAATCAGTTGACACACAAATTGAGTTGCGTTATGAGTATGGTTTAGACGCTGCATTTAAAGGAGAACCTGAATTGATTGCGACAAGCCGTGATTTTTGCCGTCAATTAATCGGTTTAAATCGTTACTACACACGTCAAGAAATTGACCAAATATCGTCAAGAGTTGATAGGGATGTTTGGAAAGAACGTGGTGGTTGGTACACTATTCCCGACACAGAAATTCATATCAACCATTGCCGTCACGCTTGGAATTCTAAACTTGTAAGGAAAAAATTATGACAAACTTTGTTTATTTAATTAGCACAACTTATCTAAAAGATAACAGCCCTATCAACGAAAATGTTGATGATAAATTACTGAAATCGGCTATCAAAGAATCACAAGAAATTTACATTCGTGATATCATTGGTAGTGGTCTTTATAACCAAATTCAAACACAAGCATTTAATGGCACTTTATCGGCTAATAATACCACGCTTTTAGACACTTATATTGCACCTTGCTTAAAGTACTATACATTAACGGAATCAATGTTGCCTATGACGTTTAAAATGCTAAATAAAAGCGTTGCAAGTCGTAATAGTGAAAATGCAAATCCAGTTAGTATAGAAGAAATGACAATGATGGAACGGAGATATCGTGACAAAGCCGAGTACTATGCTAACAGATTGCGTGATTATTTAATTGCAAACACAACAATTTATCCGTTATTTTTGAATAGTGGTTCAACAAGTGACACCATATTCCCACAAGATGTTCAATTTTTTGGTGGAATTTATTTACCTGACAATGAATGCAATGAAAAATTATACTTTATCAGACCAACCAACGGGTAAGGTTAGACAAAAGAACGAAGCAAAACTTTTAAAATTTATCAATGACACTAAATCAAATAATATCAAGAATACAAATAGCATCGGAAAATCACAAGCAAGTAAATAAATTTGTTTGTGGTGAAAATGCTATGGCTCAAGAAAACGTTGAGTATTATCCTTTAATTTGGTTAGTGCCTAATGGTTTTGACTTTGATAACAAGAACAAAAATGTAACTTATCAGTTTTTATTGATGATATTAGATAGGCATTTTGAAAGCCAGTCTAATTTGATAGAAGTGTTAAGCGACACAGCACTAATTTTGCAAGATATTTTAACAATTTTAAACAGAAATTCGTATGAAGAAAATGTGGAATTTATTACAACGGGCAAAGCAGAACCATTCATCGATGCAAAAACAGACGTGGTCGCTGGATATGGCATTGATTTGTCGGTTACTATTCCTTATCTTGATAGTTATTGCGATATTCCTCTTAACTAATGTTTACAAAAGTATCAATAATGGTGGTCGGGTTATTCCCGTTATCCCTATTGATACTACTTACAAAGTGGTCTACAAAGAAAAAATCAAAATATTACAAAAAGAAAAAATAAAAATTGAAAAAAGATATGACACGTTATATATGTATTTTCTTGATAGCCCTTATTCAACAAAATTACTTGACAGCACAATCAATATACATAGATTCATCGACTCTCAAGAATGCAAATTATTATCTCATTAAAGGGGCAAAGGCTCGTGAATTAAATTGTGTTTATCAAAAAAGAATTGCAACAGATTCGGCTTTGATTTCGTTTCAAGATAGCACAATAACTGATTTATCTTGGGCAATTTGTGAAGTTGAACAAAAGAATAAATGCTTTAAAAAATACTCATTAGGTGTTACCATTTACGCAATCATTGTAACACTATTTTTACTATGAAAAATAACGTACATATTTTCAAATGTCCAACAAACGAAGTTAAGAAAGTACTTTTGCTTTCAGATTTACATTGGGATAACCCAAAATGTGATAGAAATTTACTCAAAAAGCATTTAGATTTAGCGTTAAAAGGTGGGAATGATATACTTTTAAACGGAGATACTTTTTGCTGTATGGGAGGAAAATATGATCCCCGTCGAAGCAAAGAAGGAATAAGACCTGAACACAATGTAAACAACTATTTAGATGCTATTGTAAATGATGCAATAGAATGGTTTAAACCATACGCACACTTAATCAAAGTTGTTGGATATGGTAACCACGAAACGGCAATATTAAAAAATTTAGAAAGTGACTTAATACAAAGATTTGTATTTGGTTTAAATCGTGAGTGTGGTAGTGAAATACAATGTGGTGGTTATGGTGGTTGGGTTATATATCAATTTCAGAGGTCAAACAAAATAAGAAGTGCTTTTAAAATAAAATACTTTCACGGTTCAGGTGGTGGTGGACCAGTTACAAAAGGCGTGATTCAATTTAATCGAATGAGTACTTTTGTTCAAGATGCTGATTTAATTTGGATGGGACACGTTCACGAATGTAATGAGGTGGTTTATACATCTGAATATTTAGACCAATATTATAACATAAAATTAAAAAACATTTTAATGGTTAGAACAGCCACCTATAAGGAAGAATACAATAACGGCAAAGGTGGTTGGCACGTTGAAAGAGGTGCAACACCAAAACCATTAGGTGGTAGGTGGTTAGAAATTTCATATGAACGTAAAATAATATCTAACCAAGAACAAAATATTTTAAACGCATTTACATACAGAGCATGAGCAATATAAACCCTATACATTACAAAGGCGAAATCGAGTGCATAGATGCAATTAAAAGCACTATGTCACACGAAGCATTCAAAGGCTATTTAAAAGGCAATATAATGAAGTATATTTGGCGTTATGAACGTAAAAATGGTCACGAAGATTTATTAAAAGCACAATGGTATTTAAACAAATTAATCAATGAAACAAGTTCAAACATATCTAAATAGATTCGGTTGCAACCTTGCAGTCGATGGAATTATCGGCGAGAAAACAAAAGCCGAAATTAAGAAATACATTTTTAACCAAAACAAAGGTATAACTTGGGTGCGTTGTGATGACAAACTAACCAACACTTTTGATGATTTTGGGGTGTTGTGGGTTAATGGTGAAGTTGCAGAGATTTTTCCTTGTAGTACTACTGCCGGTAAACACTACATTCAAAATCCTATTACGTATGGCGGTATAACTGGAACGGCAATAGCGTGTCAACAAATCGTTAAAGGTACTCACCAATTTAAAACTTCATCAAATTGGAAGTCGTTGTGGTTAGGAATGCCATACTTTCAACAAATAAAACCTATAGAAATATATCGTGATGGCAACAAAGATGGAGTGATTGACAAAAAGACTACACAAAAAGGTTTATTTGGGATAAACTTTCATCATGCTGGTTTAGGTAATTTCATTGACAATTGGTCGGCTGGTTGTCAAGTAGTTCCAAAAGCATATTGGAATAACGTGATTAAACACTTTACAAATAATGAAATAATTGATTTCGTGTTGATATGAATAAAGTTGATTTATCCGATATTGGCGTAAAAAAATCGCTGTTTGATGACATAAAATCAAACGATGTCAATAAAATTATTGTTGACTGGGGAAACGATTTAATAAACGCCTTACGTGATAAATTAGCAAAGAATAAATCAAATGCAAGTGGTTCACTTTCTTCTGACATAAAGCCAGTTATTCGGGCAAATCCAAAAGGAGTGAACTACATTGTGTTAATGAATGACTACTACATTAATGTAGAACAAGGTCAACAACCTACAAATGTAGCGTATAAAGATATTTTGCAATGGATGAAAGAGAAACGAAGATATGGTGTTTTTCGTTCGGCATTCTCTCAAGGTATAGAAAGTGTAATTGCAAAGAAAATTGTTAAAAATATTGCAGAAGGTGGCACAAAGGCACGTCATTTCATTGCACCAACACTTAATCAAAAGCGTTTAGATATATTGTCGCAATCAATTGCAGACCATTTAGCAAAAAAAATATTTACTTAAAAAATAATTTGCATATTAAAAAAACTTTTGTATATTTGCAATATGGATATACAAGAAGTAGTAAAGCAAATTAAATTAAACAAGCGTCACGGCTTGGTCAAATCTATTAATCGTGAAACTGGCATTAGTATGCCTACAATAAAAAAATATCTTGATGGTGATATTGTACAACCAAAAGCACTTATTGTGTTAAATAAGGCTCTTGAAATAATTAAAAAAGAAAAGTTATGAGAGTTGTATTTTCATTAGCGACTTGTCATTTATTTGACGATGAATTTGATTACGAGTTTGATTTGGAAACTATTCAAGAGATTTTGATTGATGAATATGATGAAATCGTTTCAGAATATAGAAAAATATATTACGATGAAGATGGTTTTCGTGATGAAGTTATATTTTGGGACACATTAGAAAATGAATGCAATCCACAATTAGCAGATATATTGATTAACTTAAAAAAACAAAACAGAATATGAAAGAACTATTTAATTCAGTAGCAAATTTTCAGATGGAATGTCCGAAGATTTCAAAAGACGCAAACAACCCTTTTTTCAAAGGTTCAAAGTATGCAACATTACCACACATTTTAAACGTGATTACACCTATTCTAAAAAAGAATGGTTTAGTTATTGTACAACCAGTTATAAATAATGCGGTTGTAACTAAATTAATTCACATTGATAGCGGTGAAATGATTGAAAGCGTGTACGACATTGTATGCAAAGACGCAACCAACCCACAACAAATTGGTTCTGCAGTTAGTTATGCACGTAGATATTCTATTTCAAGTATTTTAAATCTAAATATTGATGATGATGATGACGGAAATTATGCAACTGGCAATGTATCACCACAACCAAAAAAAGAAGAACTAACGCCAAAGCACCCAAACTGGAATAAAGCAAAAGACCATCTACAAACTGGTGGTTTAATGGAAGACATTGAAAGAAAGTACACAATAAGTGTTGAGAATAAAAAGTTACTTATTGCTTTAAAATGAAATTTTGATTTATATAATTGGGAAATAATATGAAATTATACACAGAAAAACAAGTTATAAGATTATTAGAAAGATATAAATCTGATTGGTATAGAATTTTACCACCTAATAAAATTATTAATTTAGAAAATGAAATTGAATTACCAAATGATGATGAAATAAATATTTTAGCAAATGTAAATTATTCACATTTTGAAAAAATAGAAGGAATTATTTATACATCATATATTGGATTTATACAAGGTGCAAAAAAATTACGTGATAAAATAAAAGAAAATCAATAATGGAAATTACTATAACACAAGACGAATCAAAATGGCTTTCAATTCGTGAAGGCAAATTCACAGCGTCTGAAATTTATAAATTAATGGGTACTCCGAGAAACAAATCGGAGTACCTTTCAGATACCGCAAAAACATTTGTATATGAAAAAGCAAGTGAACTATTAACGGGTGTCAGAAAGCCAATTTGGGGTGAGGCTTTAACGTGGGGAACTGAAAATGAAAAGGAAGCATTTGAATACTTCCAACAATACCAAGATGAATTTTACACGTATTATGGTGGCGAAACTTACACGTTTATTCCTTATGGTGAGTATTCAGGCTATTCTCCTGACGCACTTGGTAGTAATTGCATTATTGAAATAAAGAATCCTTTTAATAGTGCCATCCATTTAAAGAATAGATCAATCAAATGGTCAGAAGATTTATTCAAATTGCACCCCGAGTACTATTGGCAAATGCAACTTGGAATGATAGCAAGTGCGGTAGAGTTTGGGTACTTTGTTTCATACGACAAACGAATGCCTAAAAGTCACAAACTATTTATTTCACACATTGAGCGTGACGATGTGCAAGATTTGATTGATGAAAAACTATATTATGCGAATAAGTTGTTACAGTCAATTGTCACAGAATTGTAAACAAATAAAAATATTTTTGCAATATTGAAAAAAAAGTTTGCATATATGAAAAACGTGTGTATATTTGTATCATAATAAAACGAATATGAAAAACGAATTAACAAAAGGAACAAAATTGAAATCAATCAACAACAAAAATTTAGTTGTAATTTTCAAATCTTATGTAGGTACAAACAAAACAGAATTTAGAACAATTGATGATTTTCAATTTAGATTAGATGAATTTATTATAATAGATTAAAAGATATGAAAACAACAGTAATTCAAATTTTCCCAACAATGGCGGAAGCCTTTGAGTGGGTAACATTTAAAATGTTAGATGCCAAAGTAGGTGACATCACAACACGTTCAAAGTATCGTGACAATGACGCTATCATTGGCGAATGTCAGGAATTTATTTATGTCGGACTTTATAACGTACAAGAAAATGCTTAATCTAATTTTATTCTTTACATCTATAGGGGTAATTTGTAGCGTAGTTTTTGTGGCTATGGCTTTCAAAAAAGATTACCAAGAAGCACCGAAGCAATCATTTATTGATGTAAACGATTTACCAAACTGGCAGCCAATGTCAAATTTAAACAAAAGAAGCAATAAAGTATTAAATAAAATGTATAAAGGGAAGGCATACAATGACTAATTTTTTAGAAATCAAAACTATGAAAGCAATATTAGAATTTAATCTACCTGAAGACCAAGAACAATTTGATGAGGCAATCAATGGTGGTAGATGGCAGCACGTAGCCTGGAGTTTAGACCAATGGTTACGTTCACAAACGAAATATGCACCTGATTCACAAAATGCAGAATATACAAATGCTTTATATATTGCAAGAGAACAACTACACGAATATTTAAACGAAGAAGGACTAAAACTATGAAACACATTTATAGAATATTTACCGCATTAATTTTGACAATGTTATGCTTATTATAAAAGAAGTAAAAGAAAGGCTTGAAAATAGCACTAAAATGCGTGACGATGACGCTTTATTGATTGCAGATATATGGCGTGAACAATTACAACAACTTGGTGCAAAATCGGTCTATGACGTTTTAAATGCAATTGCTGGTAGAATGGTTCATTCACCTGAATCAATTAGAAGGTCAAGGCAAAAGGTACAACAAGACAATCCAAATTTGCGTGGTACGGTTTACAACAAAAGACACGAAAAAGAAATTGAGGTTTTAAAAGAGTTAGGTTATGGGCAAACATTGGACAAGTGAGCAAGACGAAAAGTTAAAATTGCTTTATCCAACAACACGAATACAAGTGATGTGTGAGATATTTGATTGTGATAGAGCAAGGATTCATGCAAGAGCAAACCGATTAGGAATAAAAAAAGTACAATTTTTCACTACAGTAAATGAAAAAAGCAAAGCAACCCAGTTTAAAAAAGGTATGATAAGTTGGAATAAAGGTCTAAAACTTGGTAGTGATTGGGGTAAACAAACACAATTTAAACCAGGACAAACACCACACAATAAACTACCCAAAGAGTTAAAAGAACTTGCAGATTTAAAGAATAGATTATTAAAGAATGTTAAAGAAAGAATAAAACGTTATGCCCAAAAACAAAATAGTTGATTTACGCAATCACTTATTTCTTGCACTTGAAAAGTTGCACGAAAACGAAATAAGCGTTGAAACTGCCTATGCAATAGCAGAAGTGTCGAAAGCAATTATTGACACGGCAAAAGTCGAAGTGCAATATTTAAAAGCAATAGAATCAAATTCCCCAAGTAAATTTTTGGAAAGTAAAGAATAAGTATTATATTTGTAATGTACTAAACGAATCAGGCAGGATTCAAAAACATCTTAACACCCTCTTTGGGTTTTGTGGACTGCCTTCTGCAAAATTCATTGAGGGTTTTTTATTATGCAAAATACTGGACAAATTTTAAGAAGTAAAAAAACTGCAAAGAGCAGATTTACACCAATATCAAATGAGATATTGCAAAGCAACATTTTAACACCTGAAGAGAAAAGCATTTTAGTTCATTTACTGTCTTTGCCTGAAGATTGGGTTGTTTATAAAGGTATTATTTGGAAACAAATGAATATGGGACGTGATAGATTTAACAAAAATTGGAAAGGATTAGTTGAAAAAGGTTATATTTTGAGCGTTAAAATGATTGATTCAAAAACTAATTTAATAACTGGGTATAATCATATTGTTTATGAAGAACCAGTTCTTTCTGATGTATGTACTGATGTTCAGTCTGACGGAGATTCGGACTTACTGAAATTCAGTCAACCCGAAATTCAGTCAACAAATAAAGTAATAATTGAAGAAAGTAATAATAAACAAAATAATAATATACAAACGTTTGAAGAATTTTGGCATTTATATAATAAAAAAGTTAATCGAAGTGAAAGTGAAAGAGCGTTTAAAAAAATAAAATCGAATGAATACGATAAAATTAGAGAACATATTCCTATTTTCGTTAAAACATTTAAGGACAAACAATATCAACCATATTTTAGCACATACCTTAACAACAAAAGATGGAATGATGAAATAGAAATTAAGCAAGAATATAAACCACGTTTAGAAAGAAGAGCAACATTAGATGATTGAATTAGAAGAAAATGTAATGGGGGCATTGATAATGTCCGATTACGCAAAAACAAAACTACCAAGTATAAACCCGAAATGGTTTAATGAATTTCACCAGCGACTTGTTATCGTTATGCAACAACTTTATTTTGATAATAAACCAATTGCACTACATACATTGTTTCCGTTTTTTCGTGAATACGCTTTTCAACTTACCGATTTAACCCGAAAATTTATAACTGATAAAACACTTGAATACGATTTGTTGGTTTTAGAATCTTCATACAAGAAAAACAAGTTAATACAAGATATTCAACAAATTGATTTTAACGCTGATTTAAACGACTTACAAAACAAATTGGATATAATCAACCAAGAGAGTAGAATAAGTGTCAAGAATCAAGTAAAACCAATGTCAAAAGTGATTGGAAAGGTTTTAGATGAATTACAAATCAGAATCGACAACGATAATCATTTAGAAGGTTTGCCAACTGGATGGAGATATTTAGACAAATATATAGGCGGATGGAATAAAGGAAATCTTGTTGTGATAGGTGCAAGACCAGGAATGGGAAAAACTGCACTTGGTTTAAACTTTTGCATTGAAGGATCAAAATACGGAAAATATTTATTTGTAAGTATTGAAATGTCAGATGAAGAATTGGCAAAACGACAAATCAGTTATTTCTCAAATGTCGAGAATTATAAAATTAGAAACGCATCGATAACAAAAAAAGAAATTGAAGATATTTCTGCAATGCTTTATTCACAAGATAATGATTTTGATGTGATTGATTCAAAGGATAATAATGTGTTTAATATTATTTCGACTTGCAAATTGGTAAAAGCAAAAAAAGGTTTAGACGTTGTTGTTGTCGATTACTTACAAAAATTAGATGCAAATGAAAGAGATACACGAAAAAATGTGAGTGTGATTTCAACAGCATTAAAAAACTTTGCACGTGAAAGTGGTGTAACTGTTATTGCATTGGCTCAATTAAATCGTGACGGAAAAGAAGATAGACCACAATTAACAGATTTAAAAGAAAGCGGACAAATAGAACAAGATGCTGACGTTGTTTTATTTCCATATAGACCGTCTTATTATTTAGATGTAAAGCCTGAAATAGAAATGGATTGTGAGTTAATCATTGGCAAAAATAGACACGGACAATGTATAGATATTCCAATGAGTTTTGAAGGAAAATACACACGATATAAAGAAATAATATGAGGCACGGTAGTTTATTTTCGGGAATTGGCGGGTTTGATTTAGCAGCCGAATGGATGGGATGGGAAAATGTCTTTCATTGTGAATGGATGGATTTCCCTCGTAAAGTTTTGGAATATCATTTTCCAAATTCAGATAGTTTAAAAGATATATGTAAAACTGATTTTAAAAAATATGAAGGAACAATTGACATTATTTCCGGTGGATTCCCATGTCAGCCATTCTCAATGGCCGGAAAACGCAAAGGAACAGAAGATGAACGCTACTTGTGGGGCGAAATGCTTAGAGCAATACAAGAAATTAAACCGAAATTTGTCATTGCGGAAAATGTCTTTGGCATCACGAATATTGATGGGGGACTGGTATTCGAGCAGGTGTGCCTTGACTTGGAAGCTGAAGGGTACGAAGTTCAACCGTTTATTATTCCAGCTGCAGCCAAAAACGCTCCTCACCGAAGAGATCGTTGCTGGTTTATTGCTACCAACTCCAACAGCAATGGACTCGACAAATGCAACATCAACAATGAAATCAACCCAAGTCAAGGAAGGGAGTATGCACAGCGTGACATTAAACAGAGCGATGTCAATGGGGATGTTGCCGACACCAATAGCAGGGGATTGGAAGGGTCAAAGAAGGTCGGACGGAACAGCGTCGATGTTAAGTGGGAAGGCGAGTTTGGGACTACTACCAACACCTTGCACAAGGGACTACAAAGGGGACAGAAAATTGACAGATGGGAAAAACATAACGCAGAACGGAGAAGAAATGGGGTTGACATTGGAACAGACGGCAAGAATAATAGTGGGCAAACCAGAAGAGAGTTCCAAGAATTCCCAACTCAATCCCCGATTTGTGGCGGAGATGATGGGCTTCCCTCCGAACTGGACGGAATTACCTTTTC